GTCGCTTCAACATCAGAATTTCATTCTGTCCAACTCCATGATGAACCTAGTAAACAAATGGCCAAAACCAACACAAAAGGACCCGAATACTACAAACGAGGATCAATCGAGACCTGGGATTTTATTCGGTCTACAGATCTAAACTTCCACTTAGGAAATGCAATTAAATACATAGTACGTGCTGGACATAAAGACAGCAAAACAGAAGACTTAAAAAAAGCTATTCACTATCTAGAAAATGAGCTGCAGAACACATACGATTCAGGACCAAGCGAGGGAATTCAGATCAGCCTTTCAGGTTGGAAAGACGAATACACGTTTGGATCGGGAACGACAAAAGAATCTTATAGTTGAGGAGTTCAAAGAGTTTCTAGAGGCAGAGAATATGTTATTTAGAAACTCAGCTGACTATCACTCTGATGCACTAAAAGAATTAGCTGATCTAGTTTATGTTTGCTATCAATATGCAGAACAAATGAGATGGAATTTAGATGAAGCAATGCATCGAGTACATCACTCAAACATGTCTAAGCTTGATGATGACGGTAACCCTATCTATCGAGAAGACGGGAAAGTATTAAAGGGTCCACATTATCAACCACCAAACCTTAGAGATTTAATATGAATGAATTAATTTCACGCACTGGAAGAGTACAGAACTGGATTGATAATCCAGAAGGACGCCTACCAGTATCATGCACGGTCTATGTCGTAGAGGATTCTATGGATGAAGGACGTGACTCAATTGAAAACAGCTGGAGATTCGTATCTCATGCACTCCGCTATGGAGCAGGAGTTGCAGTACATTTATCGAACTTACGGCCAAAAGGATCAGAGAACGGCAAAGGTCTTACAGCTTCTGGACCTGTATCGTTCGCAAAAATCTACTCAACACTAAATGAAACATTACGCAGAGGTGGTGTATACAAAAATGGTGCCTGCGTGTGCCATATTGATCTTAACCACGATGACATTATGGAGTTTATCCAAACCCCCAGACATGAACTCCCCTGGATCAAACGTTGTGTCAATCTCAATCCCGAAATGTGGGACAACAGCAGCAGAGAACTCAAAGAGGCTCTGCTATACGGAATTAAGAGCGGAGACATCTGGCTCTGTAAAATAAGGAAAGATAACAATGGAAAAAGAATCTACGGTAACGTTTGCCTTGAAGTATTTTTGCCCTCACGTGGAACCTGCTTGCTCCAACATGTCAATCTCGGTGCCTGTGAAATCGAAGACATCCCGTCGGCTTTCTATAGAGGTATGTCCGAACTGTGCGATCTCCATGGCCGAACAGGTATTGGAGAATCTGGAGAATACTTACCACCGGAAACAGATAGACAGGTTGGACTGGGAATGCTCGGACTCGCCAACCTCTTACGGAGGCACGGAGTAAGTTACGAGCAATTTGGTGATGCATTAGAAGAGCTAAATACTGGTAGTGATTCACACTCACCAGGCTGGCTATTAGCTTATCACCTTAGAGCTGGTATCAACCAAGCTGCACAAGTAGCTAAATTTAATAGGATGGATAGAGCATTCGCTATTGCTCCTACTGCTAGCTGTAGTTATAGGAGTAAAGATCTTGATGGGTACACTTGTACACCAGAGATTGCACCACCTATTGCTAAATCTATTGATAGAGACTCAGGCACATTTGGTGTCGAGAGTTATGATTATGGTGATGTAGAAATCGCCACAGAAGTAGGCTGGGACGCTTACAAGAAAGTAGCAGATCAAATCATGTTCATGCTACAGAACACGGGACTTCTTCA